AATTGAGCCTTGCTCAACCGAATGTGGCACTTCACCTAATTCTGTGGAATCTGTCTTGTCTGGATGTACAAGCTCATCGTCAGCCATCGAAATAATTGCCTCTGTAGATTCAAAGTAGGGTCGCTCTTCTGCTATGAAGCTATCAATGTTAACAAGCGCCATCCTAGCAGAGCTTAAACTTTCCTTAAACGGCGTCTGTAGCGTTGCCTCAAAAGAACCGTAAAAAGAGCCGGCCTGAATAGACTCGGCGACGACGATTCCTTTTTTGCGAAGATGTGCGAACAACCTGTTTTGCGCTCCGTAGACTAAATCAGTTGGTGTGTCTTTTGGGAAAGCCATCACTTTGTTGGCAGATGTTGACAAAACAATGTCAATGTCGCCGTGATCAAAAATCATTAAATCACCATTCATGCTTTTACGAATGTCCATTTCCAAACGGACAGTAGCTGACTCAATGCCTTTGTCAATTTTAATCGATATCGCCATCGTTGGTAATCTCCCGCACAAGCTTTTGTGTTTTGAGTACAGTCATTAAAACTCTCTCATTAATGTTTTCAGAATAAAAGTCATCTAGTTTAGTAATAATCTCTTCTGTTTTCTGCGACATATCTAAATCATCTTTAATATGTTCATTCGATAATGACTCTTTAAGTTGCGCCTTTAATCTTGAGATCTCTTCATTTAAAAAGCTTTTAAGCGCAAGAGAGTTATCCACAAAAGATGAGATATAAAAGTTTAAAAGAGCTTTTTGTTCTTCCAAAAGTTCATCATCATATTTGCTATTAAACTTATCGATAAACGATGCTAAAGCCAAGTCATCAATTAATTCGGTTTCACTTTCTGTCTTTATCTCTTCTGTCATATAATCAACTATTTGACGTTCTAAAATAACTGCACTTTTAGGCGACAGCTTATCAGATAAAATTTGTGCAATACTTGCTAGTGTTTTATAATTCGGCACAAATGTGTTATAAAATTGATTTGTAAACTGCTGATTGACATCTTTGATTAGATCGGATTGACTAACGAAAAGTCCTTGAGTGTCTAAAAGCCGACTTGATAATTTAGCTTCTTTTATGATCTTTTCAGCGATATCCGCATCAAGTCCGCGACTTTCATATAAAGAGCGATAACAATCTAAATGTCTTTTTAATATTGAGCCCTCAGAGAAATGCTTTTTAAGAATTGTTACAACTTTTTTCTTTGTATCGTGATCGTTTTTAATAATAGCAGCTGTCGCTTCTTTAATAAGTGATTCATAAATAAAAGCCGTATTTCTCTTTTTGTTATGCCTTGTCTTCATTCTTTTGCTCCACTAGTAAATTATCCTTTTTTTCTAAATCTTCTAAAAGAACCTTAATTGATTTGTTGATTCTAAAAAGTTTATCCTCTTCAGTTTGTTCTCTCAATGTATAAATAGATGCTTCTTGCTCGTAAATACCTCTGGCGCCCGGTGGTTTATACAGCGTTTGCATATCTCCAAGGCCCGGCGATAGATGGGTCGGGGATCTTTTTGTCATTTTACCAGGCACTTGTTTTGTCATAGAGCGCCTAAATTGCTTCTTGCGGCCATCCCTATTGCCGACCGGTTGGTATACTTTCGGACTATTGCTATCGGGTCCACCGTGTACTCGACGTTTTGGAGATCTTTTAGAGTCTCTGGAGCCAGGAGGCACCGCCAATAAACCGTCGTCATCGGGAGGGGTTGCTTCAGCTGCAGCGTCAGCTTCTCCTGCTGGCATTTCCTCTGGGCCTCCGAGATCTCCACCTAGGTCACCGCCTAAGTCTCCTCCAAGATCGCCACCAAGATCGCCTCCAAGGCCTCCACCTAAGTCGCCACCTAAGCCGCCTTCGCCGGCTGCAGCTGCCTCTGCGACTGCTTGAAGTGCTGCGTCGTGTTTGCGATCATAGTACATTTCTCGCTGGTTGCGAAGGAATTCTTCGTGAGACATTCCAAAAATATGCTCTGCGACCCAGCGACGAGAGAAATATCCTTCAGTAGCACCGCCGGCGATATCAAATTTAGACTTCCAGTGTTCAAGTTCTTGTAGTTCGGCGATCTGTGATGGGTTATTAAGGGCCAAATCAAACGCCAATAAGTCGTCTCCGCGGAATCCCAGAGTGTAAAGGTGGATTATCCCGATCTTTTCTAATTCTGCAACAAGCACTCTCTGCAATCTTTGGATTGTTCTAGCAAATCGAATGTCTTTTTGTGCTAATGTTGTTTTGTCTTCCGCGGCGCCTTCGCCCATAGCCAAATATGCTTGTGGAATTTTTAGCGCGGAAAAGAGCTTGTCTCTAAGGTATTTAATGTCGTCAATCGACGTTGTATTTTGACCACCTGCCAAATTTTGAATATCAGTAGCAGAACCAGGGCGAACTGGGATAAAGTAATCTTCCTCGATGGACATCGGATTATAGCGTAAATCAACTTGACCGGTAGATGGATCAACGACCGAGTGGCGTTTAAGTTGTGTTACGATCTTCTCCATATACTGCTCAACTTCATTAGGGGGAATCGCTCCAACATCAATTTTAAATACGCGGCGTTCAGAAGAGCGAATGACTCGGTAAGCCATCATTGCATCTTCCATCAGCACAAGTTGCCTCCAGATTCGGCGTGCGGGCTCAAGGATAGATGTTCCATATGGCGCATACTTGTCGTGGCCTAAAATGCGAAAATGTGCAACCTGCCAATTCTCAAAGGTCATTCCAGCAGAATTCCACTGGTATTGCACATAATTTGGGTTTGTGCTGTCCATACCCTCTAACCTTTCAATATCTTGAATCGGCAACGAGATTACAGACTGTACACCAAACTTCTCATCGATATCCAAATACAAAAAGAAATCTCCGTACTTGCACATTGTCCGTGACCAGCCAAATAGATTATATTGAACATTTAAAATCTGGTCATACAAAATAGATAAGACGGCTTTGATTTCTTCATTAGGACAATTGATGTTTATCATTGGGCGCAATGCTGAATAGGTTGTCATCTCGTCGGCGTAAATGTCCAATGTTGACGCAATTTCAGGAGTATACTCCATTTGATCAAAATCGACATAACGCTCAGATCTGCGCTGATTTCCTATTGCATTAGAAGCAACTTGATCAAGAGGGCTGTATAGCGACTTTTTGAACTGTTGACCGGAAGCAGATTTAAATCGAGATGCAAATTTATCAAGATGTTGTCTGCGAATTCGACGTCCGGACTGAGAACGATAATTAATGATGGGCCCAGAGAACAGTCTTGTAAGGGATTTAAAAAGCTCAGATTGTCTGTTGGCAGGATTTCTTCCTTGTTTTTTGTTGTCTGGTGGCATTATTTTCTCACTTTATGATCCATTTATATTGACTATATAACTTTTCAGCTTCTGACATTCTATCAAAAATATTGTCTTTTTTATAGCCTTCTTGTCCTACAATCCGTGTGTTCATTGTTGTTTTGGTTGTATAAATCGCTGACGCAAAAGCTTTTTGATAATTTAAATCTCGGGCATTTACTTGCAGTGCTGTATCTCTTACCCAGCATGCTATAGCGAGCGCCATAATTAAATCATCATTGTAGCCTTTCATTGCTTGCGGTTTACCATTCCTCCAAATAAAAGTTTTCATCTCATTAACTGTACGAGAAGAATATATGGTAATTAGTTTGTTTCTGATAAACTCCTCTAATTTGGCTACTACGAGCGGGCGAGTCTTCATAGAAGTGGTAAATCCGGGGACCGCTGACGTTCTTAATTCAGCTTGATGTTGCTCAATATATTCGTGCGTAGATTTAATCGAATGATAAACATTGGGATATTGGTAATCATCAATGAGTTTAGTTAGAACAGAATATCCGATGTTATTGTTTTCCACCACAAGCATACAATTACCGAATTCTTTACCGACACTGTTTAACATATTTGCAAACATATCCAATGTTGGTTTTCCTTGATACTCTCCCACCACTTCAAGTGTTTCAAGTTTAATAATATGAAACGTGGAGAAATCGGCGCCGTCGCCGCGGGAGACATCTGCTACTAAAAGATAATTACAAGTTGGGTCGAATTCCTCAAAAATCCAAAAGTTTCTATCAAAGCCAGTTCGATATTTTGGATCGCGAATGGTCGACAACATCCACTCCATACATTCGGGATCAATTACAGTCTCGCCAGATGTATTGAAGTTGCACTCAAGCTCTTGCGCAATCTGGCGCTTTGACATATTTTTAGTTTCTTTTTTATACCACTCTTGATCTCTGTCTGGGTGCACATCCCACATTAGCGTTGTTAAATTAAAATTATTTGCACCAGCATCTGAGTCAGTGCAAGTTTTGTGGAACCAATTACCAACACCATTGGGCGTAGAAAGCGCAATACATCGACCACCAGTAGACAGCGTAGGATACAAACCTGTCCAAAGTTCTTCTAATCCTTCAATGTGTGCGGCCTCGTCCAGCACCAAAAGCGACAGGGCCTCCGAACGACCGGCATCACCAGACGTTGAAGCCGCCTTAATAGATGAGCCGTTAGATAATTCAAAGGATGTGCGGTTGTCTACGCTGATTTGCGCAATCTTTAACCAGTCAGGCACATTGCGCATAATGTTCTTAACTTTCTTAACCAAGTTTCCCGCTGTTGCAAACTTGGTTGCCATAACAAGAATGGCCTTATCGCGGTGGAACAACATCATCCACACGATATAGCCTGCGGTAATAGTTGAGATACCTAGCTGACGAGCTTTTAGAATAACGTTAAAACGGTAATCATTAAAATCTTTGAGAAGTTCATCTTGGAAGTCGAAAGTGTTAAAAAGAATAAGTCCATGTAATGGGTGCGATATTCTTGCGTAGTTATTGAGGAAGTAGGAGGGGTCTTTTCCACACTTAAGTATCTCTTTTACTTGTTCTTGTTTTGATAGTTGGAAACTCATTAATCATCTATTATTTCAATCTCAATACTTTCTTCCAGGCTTCGAATTTTTCCCTGCATTGGAAGCTCTACCGGAACATCTTCAGCTTCTTCTTGCCCAGGGCTTCTAATTGATTTTCTCATTTCTGGTTCTTCGGCATCGGCCATTCTTTCTGCTTCAGCGTCTAAAGCACCTTCTCCGTACATCTGATCAAAGACGGCGCCGAAGATATCCGAAGTAACTTCAGCTTCGGATCCTTGAAGCATTGCCGCAATCGCCGGCGCAGCTATCTCAGGAGCAAGCTCCTCTTTGATAACTTCCTCGGTTATAATCTCGCGTAATCTTTCAAGTGTGATTTTCATCAGTCCTTTTTCCTTGTATCGTTATCAGGACGAGAACCCCAGCCTCCTTGATCTAAGAATGTTTTCCAGCTAGATTCCACCGGATTAGTAGAGCCACTGTTATCGTCGTTCATTTCTTTGGAAAGACCGCCGACTTTATAGTGCTTTTTAGCTACAACCCACGAACGCACTCGCGAAGAATTCTCTACTTTTACATCAACTTCGCCCTCTTCGGTTAAAGACACAGAACTTCCAGTGATCCGCTTATATTCTTTGGTGAGCCATCCTTTAATATCGGTAAGTCTTTGATCTATATCTGTTTCAAAACCAGATGCATATACTTCTTTTAGTTGAATTTCAGAATGATAAGTAAGACACATCATATTACCATAAAATTTAACATTAAATCCATCCATAACCCGTTTATCAATGAGCGCATCGCCCTCTTCGCGGCGCAAAGCGCCAGTAGTAGTCGGAGATAAGTCCTCGCCTAATGCTCCATCATACGCATTTGCAGCGGCTTGCGATAGCCCCTGTACGATTTCATAAATTGATGCCATAACTTTCTCCTTATTTTTTTGTAGTCTTACCAATTTCATCTCTTAGGCGTATCACGAGATTCTTTGCAGTTCCGGATACTTGTGTTCCGGGGGACTCAAGAGTCTTTATGACTTGCCTTAAAACAGCGACCACATCAACCT